GTGGCGATTGTCGGGCATCCATCGGCAGTGACGTTGCCGAAAGCTGTCGCCTGCCGTCCCTTCGTCCAACCGAGGGCGTAGAACAGACGGGTCAGGAACGAGCCGACAAGTTCCGCGCGTTCCATGAGGCGGTGGCCAAGGAAAACGACCTCGCCCATTCCCTGCTCATCATGGAAGAAACGATCACTGACGAACCTGGGGCCAGCGGCGGGAGTGGAATCTGCCACGTTGACGAGGCTGGCCTGCCCACGCGGGAGCGCACCGGGGATCTCGCTATCGCTCTTGTCGGAAAGTTGTCCGTGGTGACGTATCTGTTTCTGGTCGGTCGCGCCCTCGACTACGACCACAAGCAGGCCATGAAGTTTGCCTTGAACTTGTTCAAGCAGCGATTCCCGCTCTCGTTCGCGGCCTGCCGCTTGCAAGGTGGGTTGCTCATTCGCTAGGTCGAAACGGGCTCCGGCCCGTCTGCTGGTAAGTGCCAGCACTGACGAGACCACTTTTGAAAGGATCAAGCGATTGTCGGGCATCCATCGGCAGTGACGTTGCCGAAAGCTGTCGCCTGCCGTCCCTTCGTCCAACCGAGGGCGTAGAACAGACGGGTCAGGCAGGTCTGTCCTTCGCCGTTGCGGTGAATCGGGCTGGTTTCGACTGTCGGCTTAGCGGTCCACTTGGTGGTTCGCTTCATCGTGTGAGCCTTCTCGACCAGTCCGAGACAAAGAAGGATATAGCCAGTAGCTTTGATGCAGTTCAGCGTCCCGGCGAATACCCGAAACTCCACCGTGGGCTTGGTCCCCATGTCGAGGTTGGTCACGTTGAGCGAGTGATAGCGCTGGACCGAAATACGCTCCCCATTCACAAAGCGGGCCGTCATGTTGCCATCGTTTTGAATCGGGCGGCAGTAGCACCCGGCCTCGCGGGACTTGGTTCCGGTGCTGGCGTAAAGGGCTTTTTCAAAATTCGCTGTCAGGTGGGCGATGCGGGAGACCAGTTCAGGGTTCCGTTCGCAGCCGACGTGAACGTGGAAGCCAGTCGATTGATTCACTTTGGCGTTCTTGCTCTTGAGCCAAGCACAAACCAGCTTGATTTGCTGCAACCCTTCGGCACCCTTGAGGACGGGCGAGACGATTTCCACCCCAACGTGGCCGCGAGTGTTGACGCGAATCGAGCCATCATGCTGGGCGTTCCATCCGGCGGGCAAGCCTTCAATCTGCAACCCGTTGTGGTAGCCACCAGCAGGAGGGGCATGGCGGCGGGGCATCGTGACTTCAAACTCGCAACCGAAGGTCATTTCGTTAGCGTTCATTTTGTATTACCCTTTGTGGAGCGTGTTTTGTATTGCGTTGACGTATTCAGTATACAGAGTGAATCGACGGCTGCAAGCGTATATTGCTGCCAAACCCCTGTTTTTCCGACGTTTTTCTGTCGAAAACCGCCTAAGTCCTTATGCGGTTTGCAGAACCGTGGCAGAAAAATATCTGAAAATTCCCCCGTTTCGCATCAAATTTAAGAGGAAATGACGATGGGCGCACGTGGCCCGAAGAAAACACCGACAGCAATCCTCAAGCTCAAAGGCTCGTGGCAAGCAAAGCATCGCCCCGACGTGCAAGAGCAAGCAGAGATGCCAGACGCCCCGGCGTGGCTCAGTGGTAAGCCGCTGGCGGCGTGGAAGGAACTTGCGCCAGTGCTGCTGAGTAAAGGCGTGTTGACGATCCGCGATGCCAACGCGCTCGCTCGCTACTGCCAGCTATTCGTTCGCTGGCGAGAGGCAGAAGACTTCATGGACAGACACAGCGCTATAATTCCGGTGATGAAAGGTGGCAAGGTGATTGGCACCAAGCCACACGCCTACGCACGGCTGGCACTTGGCTTGTCGGCACAACTGGAAAAACTGGAAGCGGACTTCGGCATGAACCCGGCAGCGCGGGCCGACATCATGACGCCCAAAGAGAAAGCCCCGATTGAAACGAGGCAGCGAAGCGGATGACCGATCTCGACACAACCCGATGGCTGCGAAACGACGGCGACGAGCGGGCGGTTGCCAATGGCTGCCGGTTCGACGTGCTGCGCGGAGCGTGGACGGTCTACTGGATCGAGAAACACTGCCGCCTGTACGAGGGCGAGGGCTACGCCGGCGAACCGCTCATCCTCCACGGCTGCCACGACTGCGACCATTCGGGGTTTTACGCCCAAGACTACCCTTGGAAGAACCCCGACAAGTCGCCGGGCATCGCTCAGGAGATCCACAAGGAGCGGGCGGAGCTGTTCGCTGAATGTGTAGCTGCCGGTCATCACATCGACTGGCAGTATGAATGTTTCATGCGGCTGTTCGGGTGGGTGCGGCATAGCGAGATGTGGAAGCGAGAGGTGCGACGGTTCAAAGAGAGCGTGATATTCACCGCGAAGAAGAATAAAAAATCGCCGAGTCTTGCGGCTCTTGGGATGTATCTCCTCTGCGGCGACGGTGAGCCGGGCGCAAAGGTGTTTCTGGCGGCGAAGGACGGGGACCAGGCGAGACGCAACGCCGCGCAGCACACGATGGAGATGCTCAGGCAGTCCGAAGTCCTGAAAGCAGAATGCACGCCTAACCGGACGACGATGCAGATCACCCACAACCCAAGCCGCTCGGTGATGTACCCGCTGTCATCGTCAAACAGTCGGACGCAGGAGAGCAAGGAAGGATTGAACGGGTCAAGCCTCATCGACGAACTTCACGTTGTGGACCGCACCTTTGTGGATCGCATCAGCCGCGCTGGCATCAGCCGTCCCGAGTCGCTGATGGCTCAATTCTCTACAGCCGGAAACAACCCGGACGGCTACGGCAAGGAGCGGTGTGACTATGCCCGTGACGTGATGACCGGCAAGCAGGTTGATGAGGAACTATTTGCCGCCGTTTATGAAGCTCCGCAGGACGTGACCGACGAGCAGCTTGACAATGATTTTGAGAAGTACGCGCGGATGGCGAACCCGTCTTACGGTCACACCATCGACCCGCAAGAGATTCGCCGGGATTACGAGCGGAGCAAAGTCACGATTGAGAAACTTTCGCTCTGCAAGATGTACCGCTTCAACGTCTGGCAGCATTCGTCTAACCCCTGGCTGCGCATGAGCAAGTGGATGGACTGCAAAGCCGAATTCACCGAGAAGGACTTGCTCGGCCAGACTTGCTTCCTTGGCGTTGACCTCTCCCTCCGCTGGGACTTCACGGCCCTCGTGCTTTGCTTCCCGTGGGGTGACAGCGACCCGCCGCGGTTCCGCTATTGGCCCTACCTGTTCATCCCCGAAGTTGGCGCGAAGGCGCTCGACTCCAAGACCAAGATTCGTACCTGGGAGAAAACCGGCGAGGTACGGATCACCGAAGGGAACATTACCGACTTCCCGCTCATCAAGCGGACTATCCTGGAGATTGCCGATAAGTTTGACCTTGCGGCCACGGCTTACGACGAACGATTCGCCGCCACGATGATGCAAGAGCTTCAGGACGAACATTCGCTCAACGTGGTGCCGTTCAAGCAGAACAGCGCGGAGTTTACGGAGCCGATGGGACTATTTGAGGGTGACGTGCTGGAGCAGCGGCTTGAGCACCCGAATAACGACTGCCTGAACTGGATGGCCGGGAACGCCACGAAGGGAAAGAATGGCTTGTTGAGAAAGCCGGAGCAGGACGACACGAAGAAGTTCGACGGCGTGGTGGCTGCGGTGATGGCGCGGGCGATGGCCGTGGCGCAGACAGTGAATTATTCCTACTACGAACACAACACCGTGGAGATGGGCTGACGCATGGCAACTCAAAGAAAAGAATCGTGCATGACATGCTACTTTTTTGCCACGTCGTTTGTGCAAAAGGATGGCGAGTCTAAAGCTGCCGCCGGGCATCGCTCTGCCAAAGACGACAAAGATGGACTGGCCGGATACTGTAATCGCTACCCGCCAAACCACTCAGGTGACTCTGACAACGGCGTTCGGGAAGACGATTGGTGTGGAGAATACAAGCCAGAAGGAACATGAAGCGACTCGCCACAATCCTGTCATCCCCGAACACACTCGCCCTGGCCGGCGTCTGCTGTGCTGGGTACGGCGCGTACATCGTCCACCCGGCCTTGATGTTCGTCGGCGTCGGCAGTTTGCTCCTCTTCCTCGGAATCGTTGGCGTCTGGAAAAAACAGAAGGAATCTAAACCATGATGGGTATCGCAGATGCCTTTGCTTCCGCCGCCTCCGCACTCTTCCCTGCGCGGCAGAGGTTCCGTAACGCCACGCTGGAGAACCCGGTATTCTCCCTGAACGACCCAGCGGCCTATGAGTACCTGGCTGGCGGGTCTAAGTCAGCGGCGGGGGTAGCGGTGACACATGAGAATTGTATCTCGCTCGCTGGCGTCTATCAGTGCGTGAGTCTTATTTCCGGCGACGTATCAAAACTGCCGCTGTACCCGTTCAAGCGACTGCCTGCCGACGACCGGGAGATTGCCGATAAGCACCCCGGATACTTCCCGGTTGCCGTTCGCGCCAATCCCTACGAATCAGCCCGCCGGTTCTGGCGGACGTTCGCCGTTCACTGCCTGATTTGGAGCAACGGCTACGGGTTCATTAGCCGCGGCACCAAGGGAATCGAGCTTTACCACTTGCTGCCGGATCGGACGTGCCCTGAGTGGGTGAAGGTTCCCGACAAGAGCAAGCAGTCCGGCTACCGAATGGAGTACATGTTTGCCACCGAAGTTGATGGCAAGCTGGAATACCTGACTCCCGACCGCGTGTTCCACGTCGCTGGGTTGTCGCTGGACGGCTCCAAGGGCGCAGACCTCGTGCAAGCGGCGCGGGACGAGTGGGGGCTCGCCCTCGCCCAAAGGAATTTTCAGAGCAAGTTTTTCAAGAATGGCGCGCGGATGGGTGGCACGCTGGAACTGCCGGCCGGGATGAACAAGGTAGCCCGCGACAACGTGGAGGAAGGTTTTCGCCAGAGCTATGAGGAAGGCGACAACCCTTTCAAGACGGTCATTCTCCGCGACTCCGCGAAGTTTCACGCCGGGCAAGTCACGCCGGAGCAAAGCCAGCTCACCGATTCGCGGGACCAGGAGAAGCGGGAAATGGCCAGCTTCTTCAACATCCCGCCGTCAATGCTCGGAATTAGCGACACCCAGTCATATAGCTCATTTGAGCAGGACAACCTCCGCTATCTGCATGGCTGCCTGCACCACTGGACAGACCCGATTGCCGATGAAGCGAACATGAAGCTGCTCACGGAAGATGAGCTTCGCAAGGACACCTACTATTTTGAGCACAACTACAGCAAGTTCATCCAGGCCGATTGGAAGACGCTCAACGATGGCTTGGAGGTGATGCGCCGCAACGAGATTATCAACGCGGACGAATGGCGGCGGAAGCTAAACATGAACAAGCGGCCGGACGGCGGGGGCGGGGAGTACATCAATCCGAACACTCGCGCGGCAAATACTGCGGAGCCCGCCAAGGAAGTGAAGCCCGCGAAGCCGGAGAAGAAAAACGCCACGGCCCACAAAGCCTTATTCGTCGATACCTTCGCTCGCATGGCCCGCCGTGTCACCCTGGACGCTCGCAAGGCGGTGAAGGCAGGACCGGCCAAGACGGAAGCGTGGCTGGCTGCAAAGGCGACGGACCACAAAGGCGTCTTCCGAGAAAACGTACAGCCCGTGGCGGCGGCTTATGCCGAAGTGTTCGGCGGCAGCGCGGAAACGATTTGCACCGCCTCCCAGTCCGAATTCTTTGACGGGCTGCTGGCCGATATGCAGGTCATGTACGACTCGGATTCTCTCGACAAGTCGGATGTCTATTTGCAGAATTTTGAACGAACCTCACCAGAGCGGGTAGCCGCCAAAATCATGGAGACTGTAAATGCGTAAGCCCATCGAATCTATCGTCAACCACTATCGGGGCGTTCTGTCTGACTGCGGGTTCACCGCGAAGGAGGCGGAGCTAATTGCCAAGGTCCGCGCCAAGTCTACTGCGGAACCGGGCAGGATCACGGCGCAGAAGACAGCCGATGGCACGGCAGAAATTGCGGTCTATGACTACATCGGGTTCGATATGTGGACGATGACCGGCTGCACCCCGCAATGGCTCATGGACCAGCTCGAATCCATGAAGCCCTACAACCGCATCGTGTGCCGCATCAACTCCCCAGGGGGGAGCGTGTTCGACGCCACGACGATGTTCAACATCCTTCGCCGCCAAGAGGTTCCCGTTGCGGTAGAGATCGAAGGCATCGCCGCCAGCGCCGCCAGCTACCTTTCCCAAGTTGCAGACTCCGGGCAACTCCGCATTAGCGAAGCGGGGCAGATGATGATTCACTGCGCATCGGGCGGGTTCTATGCCGAAGGAAACGCATCCGACATGGAAGCGGCTGCGGATGACTTGCTGAACCTGATCGAAGTTCTGCGCAAGATCGACGGGCAGATTGCAAATATCTACGCCACACGCTCGGGGCGCAAGGCCGACACGTTCCTAAAGATGATGGCTGACGAAAGCTACTTCACCGGCGCGGAGGCCGTGAGCGCCAAGTTGGCCGATGAGGTTATCTCTACCAAACGGCCAAAGAATCAGACGGAGCCAGTTGGCAACGAAGCCCCTCCCGTCTTCGCCGACAAGTCCAAGCGGGCTCGGGCGGTAGAACTGGAATTGGAGGTAGCGTGATGGGAATCGCCGAAGTGACGGTAACAAACGAACTGTTTTTGGATTCCATGGGATTTCCGTGTGATACGCAAATCGTCAACGCGAGGATGTCCGACGATGGCCGGAGCGTCATCTTGCGGCTGGTTCATCCTGATTTGAAAGAGGCCAAGGAAGGCGAGAACTATCCAGCCGCCTCTCCGCGGTTCTTATCGAATCCTAGCGGCACGTTTCTCGACTCGTGGGGGCAAGATGGCTGACTCTCTGGGCACGGAAGAATCGGACTACGACAAGCTCATGGACCTCATAGCGGGCCGTGGCGTCTGGTGGTTCCTTGGCGGCGCAGGCTTTCACACCTACCCCCAGAGCCAGCCGCACAACCACGCGGCGTTGCTAGAACTAGAGCGACGTGGCCGCGTTGTGCGGTTCATTGACGAACCGGATCATTGCTGTTTCCGTCCTAGCGAGAAGGAGTTGCGAGCCAATGGCTGAGAAAATCCCGGTAGCGATCATGTTCTTTCCGAACGGCATGGCAGCCGTCTTTGACCAGTTCGATGGTCAGATGGGCAAGTACCAAGGCGCAGGCCAGCACCAGGAAGTGATTGCCGCGCTGAAGGCGGACGGATACGACTGGCGAACAATGCGGGTGGATGGCTGGCCGCTGAAGCCAAGCCAGTTCCACGACCGCGACGGGAACCCTATCGCCTATCCGAAGGAGCCTGCCTGTGGCCGCTAAAGGCAAGCCACTCCCGTTCCAATTGCGGCAGCAAATCAAGGCCGACAAGCAAGCTGGGGCAACGTGCCGCGAGATTGCAGCCCTGCGCGGGGTCAACAGGAACACGGTTTCCAAGTGGACTAGACCGCAGAAGTAGTTTAGGACAAGCCAATTGCAATGGCCCGATAGGTTCTGTTAGTCTGCGAATAACAACTTAATTCATGCCTCGCGTGAGCGTCTAAACGCTTCCGCAGGCTGGTGAAAAAGCGACCGTCTAAACGGTGGCAGTTCCCCAACGATGGATAACCCATCGCCGGAGAGCTACCACCGTTTTTTGTTGCCTCCCGGCGAACAACCGAGGGACAACAAAATGACGCTCAAAGAACTTCAAGAGAAGCGGCTCAATCTCGCGGCCAATATCAAGACCGCTGCCGACAAGCACGCCAGCGACCCCGCCGCGTGGACCGCCGAAGATGAATCGGCGTGGACCAATCTGAACGCGGAGTACGACGCGAACAAGGCTGCGTTCGATGCCGAGAAGAGGAAGGTTGACGACGCCGCTGCCGCCAGCGCCGCAAAGAACGCTCGGCTGGACGCCATCAACGCGGACATCGCCAACGAGCCTCCTTTCGGCAAGGATGGCGGAAGCCTGAAGGACGGCCCGAAGAACAAGGCCCACTTCACCCGCGAAGACCTGGCCGACCCGTCCGCCTACAAGAGCGACGACCTCACCAACGCCATGCAAGGCTGGCTGCTCAGCGGGTCGCACCTGGCGGGCAATCTGACAGACCAGCACCGGCAAGCCGCCGCCAACGTCAAACAGTCCCTTGGCTCCCCGGTCTTTGTGTTCAACCTGAACCGCGATTGGGATCAGACCAAGCAGAACACCCGGCAGTATCGCAACGCCCTCAGCGGCGAAGACGGCAGTTCTGGCGGGTACACCAAGGACCAGACGCTCATCAACAATCTGGAACTCGCCATGCTCGCCTTTGGCGGCATGATGCAGACCTCCGAGATTATCCGCACCGCAACCGGCGAACCCCTCCGCTGGCCGACCGCCACGGATACCGCCAACACCGGGCGGCAAGTTGGCGAGAACGCCAGCCACGACTCCGGGACTGACCCGACTTTCGGCTCCGTGATGTGGAACGCCTACACCTTCACTTCTGACTTTGTGAAGGTTCCCAATGAGCTTCTGACCGACTCCGTGTTTAACATGCCGACCGTTTTGGGCCGGATGCTCGGCGAACGGCTGGGGCGAATCCAGAACACGAAGTACACGACCGGCACCGGAGCTGGCACCGCGAAGGGTATCACGCTCTGCGCGAACGCTGGCGTCACTGCGGCTTCGGCCACGTCCATCGCGTTCGATGAACTGATTGACCTGGAACACTCGCTTGACCCCTCGCGGCGTTCGATGCCCGGCGTCGGTTACATGTTCAACGACGCGATCCTGAAGGCACTCCGCAAACTGAAGGACGGCGAAGGCCGGTATCTGTGGCAGGCTGGTGCCAACACCGGCGCGCCGGACACGCTCAACACCTACCCCTACCAAATCAATCAGGACATGGCGTCCTCGATTGCGACTACGGCCATTACGGTCCTGTTCGGCGAACTCTCCGCCTACAAGATTCGCCAAGTCGGGCAAATCGTTTTGACCCGCTTGGTGGAGCGGTTCGCGGATACGAACCAGACCGGCTTCCTCGCCATCATGCGTGGCGACGGCAATTTGTTGGATGCTGGCGACCACCCGATCAAGAAACTGACCCAAGCCTAAAGGTGAACCATGCTCGTTCAACTGACCACGGCCCGCTGCGGCCATAGCTACGACGGCAAAGTTGCCCCCGGTTTCCCGCACGGGAGATTCACCGGCGTCTTTGCCAACCCGCCCGGCGCGATTGTCGATATGCCGGCGAACGAGGCTCAGAACTATCTCGACCGCGGAATGGCGACACTCCCGAAACCCGACACCAAAAAGTAAGGACCATCACTCATGACCGATACCTTCCTCGAACGGAACGAAATTCAACTGGGCTCCGACCTCGTGGCCGATGGCACCTCCGAAGTGCTATCTACCGTTGAGGACATGAGCGGCTTCGATGAGATCACTTTCATCGTCAAGCACGGCGACGTGGACGCCGCCGCCGTCATGGTCTACACGGTGAAGGAAAACACCGCGAGCAGCACCAGCTCCCCGACGCCGACCACCGTTACCGGCACGGTCGTCACGGGAACCGGGGCCACCATCAGCTCCGGCGCTCTGACCATCACCGAGGCGTCTGGCAATCTGGATGACAAACTCGTTGTCCTCACGGTCAGCCATTCGGCGCTGTCCAAGCGGTACGTGTTTCTTTCCATCACCTGCACGGTGGAAAGCCACGAGGTTGACTCGATCATCACGATCAAGAGCCGTCCCAAGTCGCTACCAGTCACCCAGCCGTCCGACGTAGTGGCGACCCTCCAGGCCGCGAGCTAGTTCCTGTTTTGAATCCCGTGCCTTTAGTGGCTAGGCCCGTTAAGGGCTGCAACCAACGAGGAAAGAACAATGCCGACCGTCACCGCAGCCGAACGTAAAACGTATCAACCGGCCATATACCGCGATCAGGGCGGCAGCGTCCTTCGCTTTCGCGGGCTAGATGCCTTACTGGGCGTGCCGGAATGCCTACTCTGGGGCGATGCGCCGGTTCTTCAGTGCATCGCCGATCCGTCTCTTGGATCGTATCTGTTTGAAGACTTCAATCGCGCTCCGTCCGATACCACGGTGTCTGGCTTTGAAACCATTGATGACAGCGGCACGGGAACCAACACGTATCAAGACGTGGCGCACGGCGTTTTCAACGTCGTCACGGCTGCCGCGGATAACGACTATCACGCTATGGCCAGTGTGAATGAGATTTTCAATCTCGGTCTGGCGAAAAAGATGTGGTTTGAGGCTCGCGTCAAGATCACTGAGGGAACTACCAGCGAAAGCACCTGGTGGGTGGGTCTGACCGACACGACCACCACCGGCGGTATGCAGGCAAACGCCGCCGGCCCGCTCGCCGATTTCGATGGATGCCTGATTTACAAGACGCCGGAAACTGCGCTGACGCTGAACATGATGGTCAGCAATGCCACCGTGCAAACCTCGACAACCACGCTCGGCTCGGAAATTTCCGGGACGTGGATTCGCGTCGGATTCAAGTACGAAGGCGACAACGCGACGACCGGCACAATCACGCCGTACTACTCCGTGGACGGCTCCAGCGCACTTGCTGCCGGAACGGCGCTGACATTCCTGCTCGCCAGCATGACGGCATCGGAAGTGGTTTTCGGAGTCAAGGCAGGACCGACAGCCGCCGCCGAAACACTCAGCATCGACTACATCCGCTGCCTCCAGCTTCGCTAACCAAACGCAAAAGGAAATAGACATGATTATTACCACGGAGATCACCGGGCAGGTTGGCTTGCAAGCCTTGTCGGACGGAACGGCGGCGCGACCCGCCATGTCGAAGCGAGGCGAGTTCATCGTTGCCGACAGCTTCGCCCAGGCCGTTGAGCGTGGGCGGTGCTTTACAGTCGCCAACCAAGCTGGCGTGACCTCGCAAGCCGGTCTTTCTGCCACGACTCCGGTGCTCACGCTGTACAACCCCGCTGGCTCTGGGGTGAACGGCTACCTGTGGTTCGGTGGCGCACAGTTCACCGTGGCACCCGCCACCGCCGGAGCGGTCTGGCTCGCGGCCAATACGAACCTCACGGCCGCCGCCGTCACCGGAACTCTGACGACTGCCCACCGCAATCTGAAGCTCGGCGGTGGAGCCCCGACACTTCAGCCGATGCTCGCGGCCACGTTGCCAGCAGCCCCAGTTGCCATCGCCCTGCTCGGGGTGAACCTCACGGGCGCGATTACTACTGTTCCCACGCTGGAAACGCTCGGGCGCTGGTTCAACAAGTGCATCGTCGTCGTGCCCGGCTCTGCCATTTCGATTCAGACTGGCGTGGCTTCAGGCGCGTCTGGCACGTTCTGCGAATACATCTGGGAAGAAGAGGATGAGTAGTGAGCTACGGCCTTGCCCTCTACACCGCCGCGACCGGCCTCGCTGTTTCGCTTGAAGATGCGAAGCGGCAGTGTGGCGTTGCTTTGGACCTGCAATACGCCGACGCCGCGATTACCGGGCATATCAAGACGGCGACACGATGGGTGGAGTTGAGGCTTGGGCGGCAACTGTTGACGGCAAGCTGGGATTTGCAACTCGACAGCTTCCCCTCGGGGCGCGGCAAGATTCTCATTCCGCTTTCCCCGCTGCGGTCCATCACGTCGATTACCTATCTCGAATCAGCAGCCGGCGCGTCAACCACGCTCGCTTCCAGCAGCTACCGGGTCATCACTTCCCGCGAGCCAGGCGAAGTGACGCCCGCTTTCGGGACTGTGTTCCCGTCCACTTACGCAGTAGACGGAGCGGTCACGATTCGCTTCTCCGCTGGCTACGGCGTGGCGACGGAGATACCCGATGGGATCAGGGACGCCGTCAAGCTCAAGGCTCACGAGTTGTACAAGCTGGAATGCAATGAAGATTCTCGCGGGATGGAAGAGGCGGCGATCAATCTGCTAACTCCCTACAGCTATGGAGAAGAGTTTGCGGTTTATGCCGAGTGTGCTTGATGAGGCACTACGCCAACATCATGCGGCCGACGGACTCCGAAGGGACGCGAGGCGAACGGGAAGGCGAAGACCCGGTTTACATCCGGGAGTGGCCGTTTAGCTACAAGCAACTTTCGGGAGCAGTCTCGGAAGAAGTGCATAGCTCATTCGGCTACGCGGCAGGACAACTTGAAGGAATTGCGGACCCCTCTAGGCAGGTTACGCCCGGTTTTTTTTTGACTGGCGGCAGCCTGGGGGCGAGACGGTTCGACATTGTGGCGGTGGAAGACAAGGGCGGCATGGGCCGCGTGTGGGTGATGACTTACCAAGAGGTGATTGGTGGCAACGGTTGACGAAGACCTGAAAGCCTTCCTGCAAGCGAACGCACCGCTGGCAGCCAAGATCGGTTCGCGCATCCACGAGAATCACGTCCCGATGAAGGTCAACCCGCTCACGGGCGAAATCACCATGACCAGCCAGATTCCCTATGTCTGGTTCCAGCAGACCGGGGAAGTGCGCGAGGATTGCGTGGGCGATACCGTTGGCACGCTGCCGATTGCCTATGAATTCGCCGTGGAAGTCGTGGCGCAGGGAATCAGAGACGCGCGGACCATCGGGGCGCTCATCGTCAACTGCCTGCACCTCTTGACCAAGACGACGTTCGGCAGCCGCACGATCCAGGTTGTCTTTTGTGAGAACCAGAGCGACCAGTACGTTCCGCAGAACGGCGCAGTCGGGAGAGGGTTTCACGTCACCTCGTACAGCGTGCAGGTGTTTCTGTGAAATCGTCCATTCAACTTAAAGGCGTTCCCCAAGCCATCGCAGCTATGCGCGGGCTCTCCTATGCCACGCAGACACGCGGGACTCGCATCGGCCTAAACGCGGCTCTGGGCGAAGTGAAGAAACGGGTCGTGAGCAATCTCAAGCAGCACCAGGACACCGGCCTGCTCGCCAAGAGCCAGCGGGTAAAGGTCCGCGTCCCGCAAGCCTCGCGCAACCCTGCCCATCGTGACAAGCCCGCCTGGGGGCTCGTGGGGGCCGGGAAGGGACTGGAAGCGGTGACGACGAAGCGTGGCAAGACTCGCATTCTTTCCGCCAAGGCGAAAGCGGCGGCGAAGGCTGCTGGGACGCAGACCATTCGTGCCTCTCGCTACTCCCACTTCCCCGAGAAGAAACACGGCGACCTGGCCCGTGCTGCCCAGCAATCGGGACCAGCGGCACAAGCCAAGTTTGCTTCCAAGGTGGGGCAGTTCATCAAGACCGAAGCCGCAAAGCTGGCGTCAAAACCATAAAGGAATCGACACATGGCCATTGCACAAGAAAAGAAAGTCGGGCACGGGATTACGTTGACGCTTGGGGCCGTCACCATCGGGCAGATCATCGACATCACGCCGCCGACGCTCTCCATCTCCAGCGACGTTGACGTGACGACGCTCGATTCCACTTTCGAGCAGTTCCTCCCGTCGCGTCCCTACAACGTCGGGGAAATCTCTCTCAACATCATCTGGACTCCCGGCGCAGACGTGGACGAGGCTCTTGACACAGCCTTGATTGCTTATACGTCAACGGCGGCAGTGATTACGTTCGCCAACCTCACGACATCAAAAACATGGACGGCATCGGGCTATTACAAATCAATGGGGCCACCGGCGTTGAACGGCAAAGGAGTGATGCAACGAACGATTGTTCTGAAACTCACCACGGCGATTACGAGGGGCTAATGGAACTTCCGCAGCTCCCTCTCCCCTGCAATCGTTGCGGCGCGTGCTGCATCGTCGGTGGTCACTGCGAACTGCGTCCGCTGGCTGGTTTGGCAAAAACCTACAACGGGCGGTGCGAGATTTTGACGGACCTACCGGATGGAACAGCCCATTGCTACCTCGTCAACCATTGCGACAAGGACGCTGGCCACCTAAGCCTGTGGGCTGCTCAGTATCTCGACGGCAATTGTGAATGGCCTGAATATCGAAAGGAAATTTGTGAACCCGTTCAAGCCTGAAGACCTCGACAAAGAACCGGACTTTACCGTTCTGAAAGTCGAAGTTCCCGAACTTGGCCTTTTGTTTCACGTCGCGGAAATGACCGCCGACGAAGCGGAGGACCGCCTGTGGAATCCGTGGCACGAATACAAAACCGCCATTAAGCAGGAAGGCAATAAGCGATTCCGTGCCTTCGCCGCCACGTCTGCCTTGTGCGATGAGACACGGAAGTTCCTCTATGCACCGGACAAGATTGAAGCGGTGGCGGCGAAGCTGGCTGGCAAAAGCACAAAGGCAGTTGAGCGGCTGTTCATGGCAGCGGACGGCCTGAACGCATTCAGCCCCGGATCGGTTGAGGTAATCGAAAAAAACTCCTAAAGGGCGAGCGGAGGGCTGAACTCCGCCTCGCTCTTAGCTTGGGTTTTCCATCAATTCGCTTGCTGAAGGAAAAAATCAAGAACTGGGAATGGGAGGAACTGAAAGCGCTGGCAAGGCTGGAACGGATTGGAGACGAGCGACGGGATTACGTGGTGGCCGCGGCTGGTGCGGTGGGCGCGTGGTCAATGGGCTGGAAAGGCGACGTGAACGATTTGCTGGCAGTGAAGCCAGAAGGCGAACAGTGGACGGAAGATACGTTGGAGAACCAGCTCGACAGCATGGCGAACAATGGCAGTCAACATAGCAACCCTAGCAATTAAGTTTGTGGCCGATACGTCGGGCATCAAGCAGGGCGTGTCTAGCGTCGTTTCCAATGTTCTCACCGGGGCCGCTGCGTTCATCGGCATCAATCGGGCTATCGCTGCTTTCTCCTCGGGCGCGGAGCGTATCGACAAGATGAGCAAGGTGGCTGACCGCCTGGGTGTCTCATTCAAGACAATCCAGGGGGCGGCGCTCACTGGCAAGCTGGCGGGCATCGAACTGGACACGCTCACCGATGCAATCGACAAGATGAGTAAGAACATCGGCAGCGGCGGTATGTCGCTCGATAAGCGGTTCTTGCAGCAAGCTGAAGCCATCGCCGCGATCAAAGACCCGGCGCAACAGGCCGCGAAAGCAATGGAGATTTTTGGGAAGTCGGGTGCCAAGCTCCTGCCCCTGTTGAAGCAAGGCGGACGGGCGTTCAAAGAAGCGTCCGACCTCATCGAGCGATTCGACCTTGGAATCAGCGACCTCGACGCGAAGAATGTCGAGCGGATGAATGATTCGTGGACGAAGATGGGCGCGATTATGAGCGGGACCATTGACAAGATCGTGGCGGAAATGGCACCGGCAATGGGCGCATTCCTGGACCACACTATCGACCAGCTTGCGGAAGTTGGCATGGGGTGGAGTGGCATTGGGGACATCATCGCGCTAGAGACGCAGGAGCTTGCCAATTGGATGGACCTCATGCGGGCGAACGTCGAGGGATGGAAGTCGCTCGGACACACAATTAGCGGTGTGTTTGCCGGTGGCGATCGCGCTATGGCGCAGTCAGAGGCCAAGGCCGGCCTGGAATCGCTTCGCAAGGGACAGGAGTTTCTTAATCGCTTCTGGAAGGGCACGGCTGGGATGGAACTGCGGGATGCGATTGACGCCCGCAAAGGCGGCAGAGGCGCGGACAAACTCGGCGGATTCGGTGGCATAGAAACCAAATTCTCACCATCGGCAGACCGTGGTTCCCAAGCAGCCGCCAAGATCATCAACTCGGCTGGCGGCAGCGCGATGAGCGAGGCCGATAAAGCAGCGGTGGAGATGGTAAGAAAACAGGCTGCAGCGAACCAGGCCCTCGAAGCGATTCGCCGCGCCGTGACCGACCGCCCCATTATCCTCGCGCTGGGGAGTATGTAAATGGCCGTCACCAGCATTGCACCGCAGCACCGGGGACGCGGGGGCGGGAAAGAGAAGGACAATCGCGGGTTCTATACCCTCGCGTATGTCGTCCGCACGGATAACGCCTATGACGAGGCGGGCGTGGTGCTGGCGGCTTCGCCTTCGCGGATCGGCGACTCCTACAACAACGGCATCGGGTTCGTTGACACTAAGAGCTATTGCGTTCGCCTGCGCCCTGAACAGGACTCGGAAGACAGGCACACTTGGCGACTATATGCGGACTTTGAACCGCAGGACCGGATACGAACGCGGATTAAGGTCACTTTCGAGAAGAAGAAGAAGGCCGTTGTCGGCGTGCGGAAGCGGGAAGAGTACCCGCAGCAGCCGTCGCAAAATGGCGACACCGGCGTCAACAAAAGCTATCTCTACTCGTCCCTGGTTGCCAACTCCTACGGCGACCCATTCGACCCTGCGCCGGAATACGAGGTGAGTTACCCCGTCGTTGTCTATAAGCGGCGGGAACCGATGGCCAATTTCACGCTCTGGAACCACTTCAAGGATGCGGTGAACATCGGCACTTGGTCCGGTGCTATGCCACGCTGCGCGAAGGTGATGAGCATCGAGGCCGATGACGAGTATATCTACGAAGGGGGGGTGGAGAAGAAAATCTGGCACGTCACCTACAAGATTGGGTACGACGAAGACACCTGGGACATTCAGAAACTCGACGCCGGCTACCACTTCAAATACGAGACTGGAAACGCGGAAGGCGAAACCGCTGGCACGACGGGAACCTTCTACGACACGGACGGGACAACGCCGCGCATCGGCCTGCTAAGTAACGAAGTAGGCGTGGGCAGCATCAAAGGCATTCGCCTTACAGACCTCACCGTCCCTGAATTCAAGACGTTTGAGGTATTCCCGTTGCGCAATTTCACGCTTCTTAACCTTCCAGAAGACATCAACATTTTTGAACCGGCATAAGGAATAACACATGGCATCGGAACTTTCGCGGCTTGGCGACACGCTCGTTCAGGGCGATTTGACGTTGCTCGGCAGCCTATTGCCTGGGCTCTCGCGGTCCAGCCTCGTGCAAGCCACGGAGCGGCACAAAATCTCGCTGGAAAACTTTCGTATCCACGATGCCTTTCAGACCACGCTGCCGGGGACCAGCTCTAGCAATGACCTGGCACTAGTGGGCGGGACGTTCGCCACCAACTCGCCTTCGCTGCAAACGGCTGACTTGAAAACCGCTGGCTCAACATCGAACTATGCCCGCGTGACGTTCAACCTGCCCTGCTCCTACGTCACGGGCGCAACGTGTCAGGTGCGCGTCTGGGCCAAGATGAAAACGACCGTTGCGGATACTGCGGCGACGGTAGACATCGAATGTTATCGCAGCGGGGACGGTGCGGACATTGGCGCAGACCTTTGCACCACGTCGGCCACCACGATGAACAGCCTCACGCTGGCGAGCAAGGACTTTACGATTACACCGACTTCGCTCTTGCCGGGTGACACGCTCGACATTCGCGTGACCGTACTGGTTAACGACGCCGCCGGCGCGACAGCGGTAATCGGGATGGTTGGGGCAGTTGAGTTGCTCCTGGGCACGAAAGGTTGATGTGTCAAAGGTCTATGGCTTTGACGATTCCCAATACGCTCGGCTGGCGGCAATGCTGCACGCCTACGAGAGCGGTACGCTTTGGCCGTCGGACAAGGACCGCGTTTCCCCGATAACGGCTAACCCCGTCAAGATTCGCTTCCACAATGATTCTGGCGAGGCGATCCCACGGTTCGCGGTTATGCGCATCACCGGGGTTAATAACTCCGGCTCTGCTCCGTGGCGTGTGAAAGTCGGGAAGCCAAACGATACCTTTTACAATCTCTACCTCGTCAACTCGGAAGTTCGGTGTGCGGTCTCAGGCAACGGCTGGGGAACCTTCCTGTTTAACTCAGGCCACGTCCTTTGCGACTCTACCTACACCCCCACCGCAGGCCAGGAATGGGGACCAACTTCCGGCTCGTGGTCACTCGTCCGCCACCGTCCCGGCTTTCTCATCGATGGCGGGCCAGCGGGAAGCGGAGCGACTTATCGGGCCGTGGCGAAACAAAGGATGGTGACGATCCTGCGAGGCATCACAACGAGCGAACTCGTGGAGCAGGGAAGCTGCACCGTCAATCTGCGGCTGCGCAATTCCGCCACTGGACTACGAGAGGCAACCGGCATCACGGTCACAGCCTACGACGACTTCCTAGAGCCTGGCGGATCGTGGCCGGTATCCACCCGCGTCCTGATTGACTTCGAGGGGGGCGTGTGGAACGTCATTCAAGCCTCTTGCGAACCCGACACTGGCGGCGGTGGCGGTGGAAGCAGTCCGCCAATTCAAAGCGGCGGGCACCTGGGCGTCCCCGGCCTCTACCCCAGCGGCTACGAACCCGGCAGCGGCAACGAATTCAGCGGCTCCTCGGAGTGGAGCGATTACGACAGTTTACTTTCTTCAAGGTCTCCCAGATAAGGAAATGAGTTATGAGTGGCGTCCAATGGCGGGCAACGACCGGGGAGGTCACAACCGGCGTAGCGGCGCTAACCGCGCTGCAACTTGTGGCCGCGAGCAACCACCGCGTCTATATCGACAAGATTGACGTGTCTTTCAAAGGCATCGTCGTCACGGACGCACCTATCAAGGTTCGCATTTTGCGCCAGACCACGGCGGGGACAATGAGCGCACTAACCCCCACCAAGGGCAACGACGCGGACGATGAGACGCTACAAATCACGGCGCAGCATACAGCCACGGCGGAACCGACCGCTGGTGACTTGCTGGACTCCGGCGAGGTTCATCCTCAGACAGCGCGGCGGTTCGGGCCATTCTGGATGAAGGGGGCTGGCAAGATTGGGGTGGAGGTCACGGCGGGTGCCTCGACTTCCGTTATCGTCTCTGCCGCCGGGGAAGAGTAAATGCACGAGCTAGTTCTAGCCCTGCTGTTTGGGATTAGCTGCTCACCGCTGGCGTTCTGGTGGTGCTGCTGCCGGACGCGCGGACTCTGCAACATCTGCAAGAACGACCGTGCCGCATTCTCCTACTCGATTCTCATTCCCAATGACATCACCGGCGGCATTCCTCCCAGCGGAATTTATTGTGATGGCTGCGTCAACATCGTTGGCACCTACATCATGGGTCAATTCATGAACCCGTTCCCGACGTGCTCGTGGGTGGGAAGCGCGCCGACTCCTGGCGCTTGCGTGGGCGGCGTGGGCTCATCCCCGACGATGGCCATCTATACGCCAGCCATGCCGGGATGGGACGGATCGACCGGGACTTACCGGGTAATCGTCAAGCTGGAGACCGGCGGAAACCAGGTTATCTGGCAGAAGAGTTACGGCAGCGAGAAGCCGGACTGCATCAACTTCGACGAAGAGGAAATTCCGATCGCGCGAACCGGCACGGCAACCGATCCTTGTTACAGCAACACCGGCCAATCTGTTTTCGTCACGGCGGTTTAGTGGAACGAATTAACTTCACATGCTGTTGCGGGTTGAATGTTCGAATGAGGGACACGGACTTCCCCCTGCGCTGCCAATGCGGGATGGCCTATTCGTCACGGCACGATCCAGGAACCGCTCCCGGCCTGGGTGACAAGCTCGCCGCTGCCGCCGCGTGGATGGGCTTCAAGGCGTGTCCCCGTTGCCGACGATGGCAAGCCGCCCTGAACGAACTCGGTAATTATTTGCTTCCTAGAAAATGACCTCGCCTATGTCCCCTTAGGGGCTCCGTCAGAGCGCGTGCAATATCCCATCCTAGTCGTAAGCGAGCGTGAAGAGTGCCTAGAGGCATGTTTTTGATTATTGCCCACTCGGTTATCGTATGCGATTCTCCTTCATACTCAATGCGTCGATTGGTCCGTTTGTTATTCTGCTGAACAGACGCTGTAGCCCATCGGCAGTTACCAGGTTCGTAATTGCCGTCGTTGTCAATACGGTCAAGCGTGGTGTTTTCCGGTCGCTCCCCCATATCAGCGACGAAGTTTTCAAGCGACTCTCGCCATCGCTGGCAGACAGTAATTCCGCGTCCGCCATAGTCGGCGTATCAAGTGGTGCTACTGCGCAGGCAGCGGCCAATCATTCCGTTCCAGATTCTGTAGATAATACTTTTGGACATCCCGTGGGTTGCGCGTCGTTTACCTTGGGACTCGATAAAAAGACATCCGCAACTGCGAACGTGCCCGCCTGTGAGCGAGTGGCTGGCCACGATTTTCTTCCCGCCGCATTTGCATTCGCACTCCCAAAGAATCAGGAAGTGCTTGTCGCGGCCAATGAACCGCACAACCTTGAGGCGGCCGAATTCTCTGCCAGCAAGGTTCGGCGATCTTGTGCTGAATTTCGGAAGCGCGAAAGATTTGGTAGTATCTACGGCAGCCATGAGAATTCCTTTCGCAAGAAGGATGATTGTGGCCAGGGCCGGCGTGGTGTTTACAGCACCATGTTCCGGCCCGCTTTATTTTACCACAAAGGGCTCTAAATGGCTACTTCTGGACCTAATGCCGGCGGGACATTCGCGGACGATGCCTCTATCGGCGTGAACGCATGGTCGAACGTCAATAATGTAGCGGCGGAAGACGGCGTAAGGGCGACAGCATCGGTAGGAATTGGCTTTCCAACTCACTACCTTAAAGCGACGAATTTCGGATTCGCCATTCCCACCACCGCGACCATCAATGGCATCACGATGCGGATGGTGCGGCACTCAACCAGCGGCACCGGGGTAGACAACTCCGTGAAGTTGGTTCAGGGCGGTTCGATCACCGGCGACAACAAAGCTACGGCGCTCGGCTGGCCGAATGGTGGAGGTTCAGACACTTATGGTGGCGTGGCGGATTTGTGGGGGCTAACTTGGACGCCCGCCGACATTAACGCCAGCAACTTTGGAATCGCCATCTCTGCTATTGGGACAGGGACGGATACTGCTGGCCTAGACTTTGTTTCCATCACGATTACTTACACGCCGGGCGTCTCTTCGGTCACAACTGGCACCATCGTCGAAACAACCTCCACCGTCACCCGCGAGGCTGACATTGTTGCCGGTGGCAAGACGATTATTTTGACGCTCACGAATGACACGTGGGTTGCATCGGGGGCCACGTTCGATGCGCAGAGACAAAACATTATCAACGGCATTGACTCGGCACAAGCGGAAGCGGCTGGATGGGACGCCGAAGTGAAGGCCAAGGAAGTTGTCGGTGCCGTTGTCCGCACTTCCAATACCGTCGTGACGATTACGCTCTCGGCGGAAGCTGCCTACAACATCACGGCGACGGAGACAATCACGGTCACGATTCCAGCCACGGCGCTAACTGGAGCGGTGGCGTGCGTCTCCAGTCCTACGTTCAGGGTCGTCCCATTCTTCAACCGGATCACGCACCTGGGCGGGGTGGGAGTTGGTATGAGGAATCAGCCGCGGAAGATGGCGACGGCGCGGCGGGCGATTGTGCCGATGGGGTATGGGAGGGCGAAGCGCTAAGGCTGTAGCGGCTCGGCAGCTTCCTTGTCGTCCTTCTCAAGTTCGTTCGCATTGCGTATGACCTGCCGCGCTCCAGCCGAGATTTGGACGAGAGCAGCGCCACCACAACACAAGCCAACTGGGAGGCAGATGAAAACGAAGAACAAAGTCAAGAACATGTAGATGAGCGTCTTGTCTTGCTGGACGACGATGACTTGACGCGGTTCTTCCATAGTTGGTATTCGCTCAACTCTCCAGGTCATCCGCCCACTCATCCTGCGCGGGAACATAAACCATCGCCTCAAGTTCTTCGACCCTCTTCCTCAGCCGGTCAATTTCCTCTTGCTGACCTTCTGCGAATTCGATGCGAACGCGAACGGCACGCAGGTCCAGCGGCATTTCAAACCCGCCGCTCCGCGTTTGGATCAGATTTTCCGTGAGGACTGCGCCATCGTCTCGGTAGGTTCGCACTCTTGCCATGCCGTCAGTCATTGATTCGCTCCAGGCTGGTATTCGCTCCGATCCTCTGGTTATCGTCCACTGCTCCGCGCGAAAAGTCAATCATATCAACGGGGGCTTATTCATGCCGCTGGCCGACCAGGTGGTTCCGGCGGCAAAAGCGGCCTCACATCCCGTGCCTTGTCCCAGTAGTGAGCCTCGAAAATCTGCCGCGAATTTCCAAGATGGATATGACCGCGACCGGGATAGGCAGTTTCAATCGCCGTCCCGCTCGACCGCCTCAACTTCTTGAACGTGCCGCA